GTGGCACCCGTCGTATTTCGCGCGCGCAGGACAGAAAACTTTGCGATTTTGGAGCTTGCGCGTGAACACGCCCACCGCAACCGGGGCCTCCGCGTCCGCCCTCGTCGTGTTCTGGGCGAAGCGAGCGAAGGAACTTCGCCTGCAGGTCGATGCGGCCGAGAGGCACCAGTCCTACACGGCGGTCGCGACTCTCGCGCGCCAGTTGACGGCCGCGGAGATCGCGCTCCTCGAGGCTGAGTCGCGTGTCGCAGCCGAGGCTGCGCGCCAGGGTAACGAGGACGACGCGGTCGGACGCATCGTCGGTCACGCGAAGCGGCTGCCCGCCCCGCTCTACCGTGTCCTCGTCGAGCGGCTCTGGGAGTCGGCGCCCGCAGACATGCGAGAGCGGCTGGCGACGGAGCAGCTCGAGGGCAAGTGAGCGCTGCCCTTCGCCAGCTGGAGGAGGAGCTCGCCGAGCTGAACGAGCGGGTCGAGGAGAGCCCGCTTCCGTGGATGGACTGGACCATCCGCCAGTGGGAGTTCGCCGAGCTGGTGGCGGGGAACAAGCTCGCCCTCTTCCGCGCCGGGAACCAGGTGGGGAAGACCATCATCGGGGCGGCGCTGACGATCTCGCGCTGTCTCGGGGTCGAGCTAGCGACCGGCCGGAAGGCGCATGTCCCCATCGAGGCCTGGGTAGTGTGCACCACCTGGTCCCAGGCCGTGGCCATCATGCACAAGGTCTGGGCGCTCGCTCCGAAGGGCGAGCTCGAGCCGGGGCAGATTTGCAAGCGGCGGACGGGATTCGGCAAGGAGAACCCCGCCCTCATCTTCAAGAACGGGTCGATCATCCGCTTCAAAACCACGAAGCAGGGGGCCGACGCCATCGCGGGCGCCACGGTCGACTGGGTGTGGATCGACGAGCCGACCGACATCGAGATGTACCGCGAGCTGCAGAAGCGCGTGATGCGTCGCGAGGGCACGCTCATCATCACGCTGACCCCGGTCAACCGGCCCTGCGAGTGGCTGCACGACCTGGTCGACCGGGGCGCGGTGAAGGAGGTGCACGCCCCGCTCGACCGGCTCGCGCTCACGTTCCGGGGGTCCGGTGAGCGCATGCGGCTGCTCAGCGGGCGGCCGATGGACGACGATTGGATCGCCGAGGAGCGCACGAAGACGCCGGCGATGTTCGCCCCGGTGGTGCTCGACGGCGAGTGGGAGATGCGGCCCGAGGGGGTGTTCTTCCACTGCTGGGATGCCACGCGGCACATCAAGGCCGCGGTCCGCATCAACAACCTCGACCAGAACAGCGTGCTCAGCTGGCGGCTCGGGATGGACTACGCCGCGGCCGATCGCGACTTCGGCCAGGTGGCGGTGCTCTGCCGGGTGCTGCAGGTCAAGCGGAAGGCCGGCTGGATGGATGCCTATGTGCACGTCGTGGACGAGGTCGTCCTCAGCGGCATCGCGACCACGGACCAGTTTGCCGACGAGCTGATGAGCATGCTCGCGCGGAACAACATCACCTGGCGCGATCTCACGACGGTGCACGGCGACAACCCGGTGACCTCGCAGTTCTCGGCGAAGGGCAACCAGCTCACGCTGCGGGCGGTGGCGCGTCGGGTGGGGGTGCCGTTCAACGCGCTGAAGCCGACGATCACCTCCGCGAAGGACGGCCCGCGCCAGGGCAGCCTGCGGCACCCGGGCTCCCGGTGGGTCTTCGCCCAACTCGTGATGCAGCGGCTCTGGGTGCATCCTCGGTGCAAGCACCTGATCAAGGCCTTCGAGGTATTCGACTACTCCGAGGAGCATCCCTACAAGGACGTGATCGACGCGCTGAGGTACGGCCTGAAACCTGTAATATTCCGGTTCGGGTCCAACGCGCAGGGCACAATTCGGACGGCAGCGTAAAAAAGATTCTGGGTCGTGACGTACTGGTAGGGCATGAGTGCTCTCGCCGCCTCGCTGCCCACCGCGCCCTACCGGCTGGCCGACATGGCCCGCGTCGACGAGCTGCGCCTGCGCCTGCGGCTGATGCGCGGTGAGCACCGCCCCGACATCGAGACCGCGCTCAAGGCCATGTTCGGCATCGAGCGCGGGGAGGTGATGATCAAGGCTGTGGACGAGGCCGCGAACGCGTTCCCGGCGCTCTACAAGGACCTCTCCGCGCTGTACGTGCACGAGCCGCGCTGCTCCGGCCCCGACGCAGACGTCATCAAGGCGGTCGCCCGTGCTGGCCACTGGACGGCGATGCAGGTCAACCAGGCCGAGTGCCTCGCGCTGGGCGACCTCGCGATCGTGGCCGGCGAGAGCGGCGGGAAGCTGCACTTCCGGAAGGTGACCCCGGACCTCTGGTGGGATGTGCGGGCGAAGCGGGACGACCCGAAAGAGCTCGCCTACATCGCCCTCTGGATTCAGAGCGGCAACGCCTGGGAGCTGCACGAGTGGCAGGTCGAGGACGTCGACGGCAAGCCGGCCGAGGCCTACGTCGTGTCACCGGAGGCCGCGGTCAAGGGCTGGGACCAGTCGCCCCGCAGCCTGCCCGCCCAGGGGGAGTATTCCTGGGTCGACACGGTCGGCGCAGCCTACATCCCGGTCGTCCTGTACCACGCAGCCGACACCGGCCGGCTGATGGACTGGTCGAGCGGCCGCGACGTCACCCGCGGGTGCATCCGGCTGATGGTGTTCTACACCGACCTGGGACACCTCATCAGCGAGACGGCCTGGCAGCAGCGCATCCTCGCGGACGGTGATGTCGTCAGCGGCGCGGAGATCGACGAGACCACCGGCGCGCAGCACATCATCGCCGACCCGGGGATGGTCCTCAAGGTCGTGAGCACCGGGGACAAGACGGTGCAGGCGCTGGTCTGGCCGATGTCGGCGGACCCCGAGAAGCTCTTCCGCGTGATCGCGATGTACTCGAAGCACGTCGCGCGGCTCGCCGGCGTGCGGACCCCCGACGCGACGCGATCTGAGAGCGACATCCGCTCTGGCTACTCGCTGGCCATCTCGCGCGAGAGCATCGCCGAGCAGCAGGCCATCTATGCCCCCATCTTCCGCCGCTCGGACCAGCAGCTGCTGCACGTCTGCGCGCTCCTCCTCGGCTCGGTCTCGGTCAGCCCGGACGTATGGCAGGTCAGCTACCAGGCCGTCGAGCTCGGGCCGGTCGAGCTGTCCGCCCGCCTCACGGTGGTGAAGGAGGGGATGTCCCTCGGGCTCTACTCCAAGAAGACCGCGCTCCTCCAGCTCCACCCAGGATGGAACGAGGAGCAGGCCGAACAGGAGCTCGCGCGCATCGAGGCCGAGGGCCCGGCCGCCGCAGCGGGCGGCGCCACCGTCCAGCTCGCGCCGACGGACCTCGCCACGGTGGTGACGGTCGACGAGGCGCGCGCCTCGGTCGGCTTGCAGCCCATCGGCGGCGCGGACGGCGCCCTCACGATCACCCAGTACAAGGCGAAGTATGCGGCGGTTCTCACCGTCGCCGCGAACGCTGAGGCTGGCGCCCCAACCACCACGACGCCGGCGACCCCGGCCAAGGAAGACGATGGCCAACCCTCCTCCGATGTCTGAGGCCATCGCGCCCGAGCGCGAAGGCTACACCCCGTCCGACGGCAAGGTCTTCTCGACCGTCCGCATCACGATGGAGTGCGTCGCCGACGTCGTCGTCGAGCACGACGAGGACCTCGACGGCGATGCCATCGCGAAGGCAGTGAAGGCCCATCTCCCGCAGGTCAGCGAGCGCGCGCGCTGGTGGAACCCCACCAGCGAGAAGACCACCAGCGTGGTCGTGCACGTCGGCGAGACCAACCCCGACGGCCTCGACGAGGCACCGCAGGTCTACGAGTGTCCGTTCGCGCTCGACGCGGACGCGGAAGACATCGACGTGGTGGTCGCGTGATTCGGCTCGGTCTCCTCGGGTCGCCGCTCCTCCTGCGTTCGCCTGGGGAGGCTGGCGCTGGTGCGGGTGGCGGGGTCGTGGTCGCTCCGCCTGCGGCGGCGCCTGCGGCTGGTGGGGGTGGCGCTACTGGGGGCGCGGCCCCCGCCCCCGCTGCGGCCGCTCCTGCGGCTCCTGCGGCCGAGGTCGAGATCAAGGGCATTCACGTCCCGAAGCACGTCTTCGACGAGCGCGGCAAGCAACTCAAGGCCGCGACGAAGCTGGCCGAGGAGAACGCCGCGGCGAAGGCTGCGCTCGAGGCCCAGCACAACACGGTGACGCAGCAGCTCTCGACGCTGCAGGCCCAGCTCGCCTTCGCGCGTGCGGGCGTGAGCGACGACGAGCACATCGAGGCGGTCGCCGCGGCCTACGCGAAGCTGCCCGCCGAGGGCAAGCCCGCGAGCGCCGTCGAATACTGGCAGGCCATTCTCGCCGGCACTACCGCCGCGCCCCGCTCGCTGCTCGGCTTCATGGCCGCGCCGGCCGCCGCCGCTCCTGCCGCAGCTGCGGCGGCCGCTGCGCCTGGTACCGCCGCGCCTCCGCGCCCCGCGCTCCCTGCTGTCTCGGCGAGCCCCGCGCCCGCCGGCCCCACGATCACGGTCGAGCAGGTCCGCGCCGCTCAGGAGGCCTTCCGGGTCAGCCCGACGCCCGAGAACAAGAAGCAGATGAAGGACCTGACCGAGCTCCTCAAGCAGCAGTCCGCGAAAAAGCCTTGACGCGTCAATGCGTCCATGTCAGGCTTGCACTGACCCCACGCGGACGAGCCCGCGACACCAAGCGAAGGGAAGTTCAACTTCTTTCCTCCTTGGTGAAACATGGCAAACGAAGCCGTCTGGTCCTCTCTCTCGAGCGACGTGGGTCGCACCGTCGTCGAGTCCTACATCCTCGAGGCGCTCGCCGACGAGTACTTCATCGCGAACCACCCCGCGATCATGGACATGAAGGATCTGACCGGGTCCTTCAGCGACACCGCGAAGGTCCGCGAGGACGACGTCCTCACCGGCCGCACCTTCAACAGCGTGTCGGAAGGTGGCTCGATGACCACCAACACCGCGATCGGAACCGAGCTCTACTCGGTGGCCATCGGCCAGAAGTACCTGCAGTGGAACATCTCCGACCTGCTCAACACCCTGGCGAACGAGCAGTTCTCCCCCGAGCGGTTCGCGCAGGGTCTGGCGAAGAGCCTCGCGTACACCTGGACCGGCCTCCTCGCCACCGAGGGCGCGACCTTCACCGGGAGCCTCGACGCGGGCGCCGGCGACCCGGACCTCGAGGACTTCTGGGATGCCGTCGGCGAGGTCGAGGATCTGCTCGGTTCGGGCGACGACCCTGGCATCGCGATCCTTCACCCGAAGGCCGCGCGCGCCCTGGCGAAGGACGGCAACTTCGCCCAGCAGTCGAACCTCTCGAAGGACGACCCCGGCGTGCAGGCACTGGCCAAGATGTTCGGGACGAACCGCTACCTCGGTCGCATCCACAACTTCGACATCTTCGCCACCCCGCAGGTCGCGACCGACACGGGCAAGTACCAGAACTGCCTGTTCCGCAAGGGCGGCATGCTCAAGGCGATGGCCCGCGCGATCCCCATGACCGCGGACCAGCTCGCGTTCGGCCCGCTCATGCTCGAGCGCCTTCGCAGCTCCACGAAGCCCGAGACCACCATCCGTGGCACCGGCTTCATGGGCGTGAACAAGGCCCAGGAGCGCGGCATCCTCTGGGAAACCACCGCCTGATCGGAGGCCGGGCAGTCGGTCTCCGTGCCGACTGCCCACCTACCCTCAAGGAGTGACCCAGCATGACGACGTCCGATCTCACCATCCCCGAGAGCCCCGCCAACCTCGGTCGGCAGCTTCCGCACGCGTCCGAGTCGGGCCCGTTCGTGTCCGCCTTCGCCGGCGGTTGGAGCATGCACGAAGACGGCGTCCCCCGCGTCTCCCTGCGTCGCTACATGCTTTCCCCGGGCCAGCACGGCATCGGTGAGAGCATGCGCGGTGATCTGAAGAAGCAGATCCACCACCTGATGGGCAGCACCGACGGGCACAAGCAGACCCTGCTTCCGCTCAGCGAAACCGCGCCCGGCTACGGCAGCTACGTCAAGCGCTTCGATGCGTGGGACCCCCCGAGCCGCTCGCAGGTCACCTCCTACCGGCTGGCCTGGGACGCCCCCGCGATCGGCACCGACCGGCGCAGCAACGACGTCGAGTGCTTCGACGCGTTCATCGCGCGCTGGCAGGAGCTCGGCCTCGTCCCGACTGAGGTCGACAGCTACTTCGTCGACAAGCGGATCGCCCTGCTCGACCGACGTCTCGTGCGCGAGCGCCAGAAGAACCCCGTCCTGGCCGGCCGCCGCGCCCGCCTGGTCGCGTGGGAGCTCGAGGCCTGGGAGGCCTACCGCGCCGGCGCCGAACCCCTTCCGCTCGCGGGCTGGATGCCGGCCGCCGCGCCCGCCCCGGTGGCTCCTGCCGCCGCGGTGAAGCCCGCCGCCCCCAAGGCCACCCCCGCGGCTCCTGCCGCTCCCAAGGCCCCCAAGGCCGCGCCCAAGGCGCCCGCCGCGGCGAAGCCCGCGCCCGCCCCGAAGGCTCCTGTCGAGGACCTCACGCTCCCCGACGAGGCCGAGGGGGACGACTCCGGCCCCTCGATGAGCCCGGACTAATCCATGCCCGCCCTCCCCATCACCACCGACTGGACCGGCCCGGAGATCATCCTCCGCGGCCAGGACTGCGTCGTTTCGGTGGCGGTGAAACAGGGCGGCGAGGACATCGACATCAGTGCTGCGTCGGTCGCGCTCTGGAAGCCGGACGGCACGGTGGTCTCCACGGGGACGCCTACGCCGTCAGCCAACTCGGCGAGCCACACCTTCGCTGCGGCGCTCACCACCGACGAGGACCCCGGCGAGGGCTGGCGCGTCGTGTGGACCCTTACGCTCGACACCACGCCGGCGGTGAAGAGGCTGATCAACCCCGCGGCGGTGGTGCTCTACACGGTCGAGCCCTGCGTCACAGTCGAGGACCTCGAGAAGCGGCACGACGCACTGCTCAACGTGAAGGACGACGAGGCCGACCGGACCGCGCTCCTGCAGGACGGCATCGACGAGGCCTGGGTCAGCATGATGGAGCTCCTCCGCAAGAAGGGGCGCCGTCCGTACCTGGTGCTCGACAGCTACTCGCTCCGCGAGTCGCACATCCTCAAGGCGCTCGAGCTGATCTACCATCGGCTGGCGACGGCCGGTGAGACCTCGGCCGAGTGGACCGAGTACAAGGACTACGAGGCCAAGTTCACCGCGGCCTGGGATTCGCTCACCTTCACGGAGGCGGACCCCTCGACGTGGCAGCGGACGGGGCGGCGTGCTGCTACTTCCCCGGCCATGTGGCTGGGGTCCGGTCGCGGCGCTGGGCGCTATCGCCCCGTGTACCCGGGGGGCCTTCGATGAGCTTCCTGCGCGCGGATGAGGTGCGGTCCTTGGTGGCTGCACAGGTGAGCGAGGTCGCGGACCTCGTCGAGATGGCGGAGCCGTACTGGCTGGCGAGGCGAGCCCGCTCGCCCGTTGACCACGGCTTCGTGGTGGGACTTGGACGCTCGCAGTCGGTGAACAACCGGCAGCGCCCCAGCGAGGGCGCGCAGAGCAACACGGTGGTGAAGGTGATGGTCGTGCTTCAGCTGAGGCACAAGGACCACCTGACGAGCGAGGACGACATCGGCACGATTCGCGACGCGATCGCAAGGAAGCTCGTGGCCTACCAGAACGACGGCGTCGCCATCGTCTGGGTCGAAGACGCCGAAGTCATCTCCACCGAGAATCACGTCTGGTTTGAGTCCTCGTTTCTTGCCGTTCACCAAAAACCCTTGGAGTAACTGTCATGGCCATCCGGAAAGCTGCCCTCCTCGCCATCCGCAAGTTCGTCGGCATGGCCGCATCCGAACGCACCATCGCCTCCGGCGTCATTTCGGTGACCCAGCTGGTGCACACCATCGACACCCAGGGCGACGCGTCGAGCGACGACCTCGACAGCATCACCGGCGGGCAGGCCGAACAGATGCTGATCGTGCGCCCGGCCAGTGCGGCTCGCACGGTGGTGCTGAAGCATGCCATCGGCGCCGACCTGATCGCCACTCCGGGCGGAATCGACATCAGCCTCGCTGAGGCCACCGACTGGGCCATCCTCTGCCACAACGGCACCCAGTGGTCGGTCGTGGCGAGCTCCGCGCTCGTCGACACCGCGGCCGCTCTCGTCGCCGCGAACACCGACGCCGTCGAGGTCGCCGACTTCGTCGAGGGCATGGCCGCCGCCGGCACCTGGACGCTCACCCGCCAGGGCACCGCGAGCATGCGTCTCCGCCGCACCGCCGCGGCCGCGCTTGAGGTCTGGGGCCAGCGATTCAAGCCCCGCAGCCGCAGCGCCGCGAGCAAGGGCTTCCGCGTGACCGGCTTCCGCCTGGTCTACAACGTGAGCGTCGACCTCGTGACCGACGTGACCGTCAGCGGTGCGGTGCAGGTCGCCCCGGCGACCGGCTCGACCCCCGCCGCCGCGACCAGCCTCGGCGCGGTCACCTACGACGCGGCCCACGACACCGCCGGCGAGCGCGGTGCGGTCGGCGCGCACACGATGGTCGGCACCTTCGCCAGCCCGCTCTGGCTCGCCAACCCGACCTGCGTCGAGCTCGCGGTCAGCGTCGACGGCTCCGCGACCGGCGTCGTTGACATCATCGGCATCGAGCTGCTCGGCTCCGAGGCCCTCCTCGACACCACCGTCTGATCATCAACCCCTTCCGACTGAGCGAGGCGCAACATGGCGACGATGGCAGCTGCGATGCCGATCCTCCCGAAGCATGGGTCCCTGACCCTGACCGACGGCACCGGGACTCCGATCACGATGGTGGTCCCCTACACCGAGGCGATCGACCTCGGCGAGTTCAACGAGGGCGGCGGCCGCGAGTACGCCGAGCACCGCAACCGCGGCACGGTGATTGCGGTGGTCCCGTCTGGTGTGATGACGAAGAAGCTCATCAAGTGCAAGGTCCGCGTCAGCGCACTGATGCACGCGACCGACCACAACATCCTCGACTGGGTCCGCCGGAAGAACGCCGGCTCGGCGCTCGTCTCGACGCTTCCGAGCGCGAACGGTGGCGGCGAGACGTACGCCTACAAGGCGAAGTTCACCGCGGACCCGTCGCATTTCTCCAGCCAGTATGTGGAGTATAACTACGCTCGGCCCGAGCTGACCATCGCTGAAGGCAGCGCCGACGACGAGGCGATGACCGCCGAGCTTACCCTGCACTGCTACATGATCGGCACCACCGAGACCGACTGGATGACGGTGGCATGAGCGAGGCCGCCGCAAGGGTCATCGTCCTACACGGCCGCAAGTCGGCCGATGCGGCGCCGGTTCGGCGGGAGTTCGCTCTCGTCGTGCCGGACCGGCGCATCGTCGTGCAGCAGATCATCGCGACGTCGACGAAGCTGGCCGAGCCCGGCGGCGACGAGCACCAGCTTCGGCTGTCTGCTGCGGCGCTGGTGCTCTGCGGCGATGGTTTGGCGAAGGCGCTGCAGGGCGAGACCGGCCAGTCGTTCGCGACGTGCGGGTTCTCGGTCCTGCACTTCGGCGGCGAGGCCTACGAGTGGCTCTCGGCGTCCCGCTTCATCGCGGACGCCGAGGTCTACTCGCAGGGCATCGTCGCGATCCGCGCCTGCTTCGATGCGCGGAGCGAGTGGTACGCCCTCCAGGAGGCCACCGACACCGCGCGAAAAGCCTCAGCGGGGACGACCCCGCCGCCCGCTGGGACCGCCGAGGGTTCGCCTTGAGTCTGCGCCTGGGGCACGCCCCGGGCTGGTTCCATTCTCTGTCCCCGGAAGACCAGGCCATCACGCTGGCCCTGCACGAGCTCAAGGAGGTTTGAGGTGGCCACCCGGTACAAGAGCGGAAAGGTCACCGTCACCCTCGACGACGGGCTCGCCGAGTGGACGCGCTCGCTTCTCGACGCGGCCGAGGCTGCGACCGTCGAGCTCCTCGAGGCCGAGGCTACCGAGGTGATGCTCGCGGCCAAGGCCAGGTGGTACAAGGAGGTCGAGCGCGAGACCGGGAAGTCGGGCGACCTTGAGACGGTCACGACGTTCAACTCGGACGGCAGCGTCGTCGTAGGGGTCCGAAGCCGGGACACCCGCATCCAGGGCGGGAAGCCCGTCGCCGCGATGGTGCATCAGCCGATGCCGCTCTCGCGGGTGAAGGTCCGCGTCAGCCGCGAGGAATACGGGCGCATCAAGAAGGGCCCGAAGCCGCGCGATGCGTGGAAGTCTCGCGACGATGGCCACTTCTACGCGCTCAAGCCGAACAAGGGCGCATCGGACGGCCAGCCGCTCTTCCTGATGCTGGTGCGGAAGCCACTGCTCGCGCGGGTGCCGAAGATCACCGCCCAGCTCGGTGAGCGCATCGTCGCTCGGCACGGGGGGGGCTGATGTCGAACGAAGCAGCGATCGGAATCAAGGTCGAGCTGCAGGCCCTGCGCGCCCAGCTCGAAAAGTCCGGCGACATCACGAGCGAGCAGGCCAAGAACATGGTCGCCCAGCTCAACAAGAGCGTGAAGGCCGCCGAAGCGGCACAGAAGGCTGCGGCAAAGGCCGCGAAGGCTGCCCGCGACGAGGTCACCAAGCTTGGCGACGAGTACAAGCGGGCCGGCGACGCCGCGGGCAAGTTCGGGCAGACCGGAACCAAGCTGGCGGGAGTGCTCGAGCTCGTCGACCCTCGGCTGGCGGCAGTCGCTCGCGTCGCGAACGACCTTGGCGACGCCGGCGAGGTCGCAGCGGACGCGTCGGCCGCGCTCGGTGTGAGCCTGCGCGGGCTGGCCATCTCTGCTGGGGTGGTCGGCGTCGCGGTTGCCGGCCTCGCCGCCACCTACACCCTGCTCAAGCGCGAGCAGGACGCCGCGGAGGCCGCCGCCGCCGCTCGGGCCAGCATCGCCACATCGATGCAGGAGAGCACCACCGCGCTCAAGAAGGCCCGACTCGAGCTGGCCGCCGCAACCGGTGACGCCGCAGCGAAGGAGCAGCTCCTCGCTACCGAGACCGAGCGCACCGCGGCGGCGAGCTGGGAGGCCACGATCGCCGCCCAGCGTGAGGTGCTCCGCATCGCTGAGGAGCGCTACGACTTCGAGAAGAAGCGAAACAGCCAGGCCACGACGGTGACGCCGTTCATGGCGAAGCTCGAGCGAGACGCTGCTGCTGCGATGTTCCAGGCGAACCGCGAGCTGCAGAAGTCCATCCGGCTGCGCGACGAGATGGCCGGGGTCCTTGCGAAGACCGAAGGCATCAAGGCCGGGGGCGGCGGCGCTGTGGCGGCAGCGAAGCAGGAGAAGGAAAGCCTCGCCGAGATCATCGCCCTGGCGAAGGAGCGGCGCGACCTGTATCGGGACGGGCTGACCACCATTCGGGAGGAGGCCGCCTCTCAGTCGCAGGCGCGCGCATCCGCCGAGGGGCGGCTCAGCTTTGAGCGCGAGGCCGCGCTCGTTCGGATCGGCCTCGCCGCGAAGGTCGCGTCCGCAAACGCGACCAGCGAGGAACGCGAGGGGATCGCCAAGGACCGCGCCGAAGCCGAGTACCAGGTCGAGCTGACCTACACCGAGAAGGTCGACGCGCTTCGCGACGCAGCTGCGGCGAGGGTGGCGGAGCGCGCCCGGCAGGCCGCAGCCGAGGCCCGTCAGGCCGGCTTCGACATGGTCGCCAGCATCGGGGGCTATGCAACGCAGGCGCTCACCGCCGGCGCCGACGCAGCCGGCAGCGCGTCCGAGCAGGCCGCCGCGACCGCCCGCAGCCTCGAGGAGCAGCTCGCCGCCAGCGAGGAGCACCTCACCGACGCCCAGAAGGAGCAGCTCCGCGAACGCGCCGCAGCCGCGAAGGCCGCAGCGATCGAACAGTTCAACCTTTCGAAGGGGCTGAAGGCCGCCGAGGCCACCGCCGCCACTGCGCTCGCGGTGATCAACCAGCTCGCCACGAACCCGGGCCCGGCCGGCATTGCCGCCAGCATTGCCGCCGGCGCCGCCGGTGCCGCATCCATCGGGGCGATCGCCGGCACCCAGCTCACGCTGCACAAGGGCGGCGAGGTCCGCGCGCCCGACGAGGTCCCGGTCACCGCCCGCCGCAACGAGTTCATGCTCACACCGACGGGCCGCCAGACGCTAGGCTCTGATGGGGACCTGAACCGCGCGAACGCCGGCGTCTCGCCGCGGTCGACGCCCATGTACGTGGTCACGCAGTACCAGCACAGCCGCGTGGCCGCCCGGTACAAGGATGACGGCCTTCGCCGCAACGACCCCGTGAGCCAGGCGATCAACAAGCGTTTCGGCGCCGTCGGGATGGAGTAGGAGAGATGCCCACCACGCGCGCGAACAACCAGGCCATCCTCGTGCAGGCCCCGGGCCTCGGCGCCGACGAGCTCACCGCGACCAGCGAGGCCGGCCCGCTCCCTGGCCGCGCCGTCTGCGACCGCGAGAGCGGGATGGCTCTGGATACCAGCGGCACCACGACGCTCACCGAAGAGGTCCGCGTGCAGACCCTGCGCGCCGGCCACCCCGAGCCCCTCGGCGCGACGTTCTGCTGGCGCTACGGCACCCCCGGGAACGAGTGGCGAGGCTGGGACGGTCCGATCGCGCCGACCCACTTCGAGTACATCGACTACGACGCCAGCACCTCTCCTGCCGCCTGGCGAAACCCGCACGCCGTTGTCCTGCCCGACGACGTCGTCGTCGTGGTGGCCTGCTTCGACGAGCAGCACACGAAGGCCTGGCGTCGCGAGACCGACGGGACCTGGTCGATGGCCGACGTCTACACGCCGGCCGATGCATTCACGAGCGGCAACAGCAGCCACCCGACGATCGTCTACATTCCCGAGCGGGATCGCCTCGTCGCGCTGTACTGGCGCGAGGCCTCGGGCGACGAGCATCAGGTCGGGATGTCCTACTCGGACGATCGGGGCCTCACGTGGCAGGTCGGGCAGGAGGAGTGCCTGCTCTCCACCGTCGACACCGCGCCCGACACCCCCGGCCGCCTCCGCGCCGCGTACAGCCGCGGCCGGATGCTGCTCCTCGCCGCGGTCGAGGACCGTATCTACCAGTTCGCCAGCGACGACGGCGGCGCGACCTTCGAGGAGGTCGACGAGTACGTCGACGACATCTGCGACTTCCCCGAGATCGTCGTCCTGAACGGCTCGTTCGTGGTGGCCTGGCTGGAGTACGACGCGGCCGAGACGCCCACCGTGCTCCCGCGGGTGGCGGTGCTCGGGTCGCCCTACGACACCCTCACCGCGGCGGCGAAGGTGATCGTCGACGATGCGGGCTCTGCGCGGTTCGGCACGGTGAGCGGCGGCAGCTTCACCGGCGGCGACCTCGCGCTCTGGGTCGACGACGACGGCGTCCTCTTCATGGCAGGTCGCGATTCCGACGATCAATACGCCGGCTACACCCTGTCGAGCCGCGACGGTGGCGCCACCTGGCTGAGCGTCGGCCACGGGGATGGCACGGGCACCGGCGCAAACTGGTGGCGGCTCGACTCGTCGAGCTTCTACATCCGCGACTTCTGCGCGGTCAGCCACCGCGGGCGCACGCTGCTCCTTCATGCGTTCGCGACGCTCGGCAGCGGCTACGGGCAGGCCCCCTACTCGCTCTGCATGACCGCGCTTGGCGGCTACACGACGCTCACGACGCCGCTCTACGACGCGACCAGCCTCACGTACAGGGCACAATGCGGCTGGGCCTACACCTGGCTGGCGGCGGACATGCCGGAGACGGGCGCGTCGCCGTACACCGCGGTCATCTCGGGGTCTGCGGCGGTGTCGATCGGCTCGACCGGGATGAGCGTCGACCACGCCGGGAGCGCGGCCTCGACGGCGAGCTGGTACGCGGAACCGACGACCACCCTGCCGGACGGCCTCGCCGCGCTCCTCGATGTCGACGCCGTCGACGGCGACGTCTTCATCAGCCTCCGCATCTCGGACGGCGCCGATTCCTACGAGGTGAAGGTCACCGTCGGCGACGCGGCGATCACGCTGCGCGACGTGGTCGCCGCGGTCGACGAGGACACCGTCGCCACCACCGATCTCGCGACCGGGGTGCAGGTCGCCATCGGCCTGAACAACGCCGACACCCCGGCGGACAACGGGACCGCGGTGGCCTGGTTCCGCCCCCGCGGCCTCGGCGAGGACCGGGAGTGGACCCGCATGGAGGTGCAGGTCACGATGTCGAAGGGCAGCGCGACGACGTCGCGCGTCCAGTGGGGCACGTCGAGCGGCAACGCGGACTGTGTCGCGAACTTCCGGATCGCCTGCTACTCCTCTGGCAACCTCACCGGCTTCGCGCGGTGGGCTGAGGCCCCCGAGAACCCTGACGACCTGCTCGGCCGGGCCTACTCGCTGCGTCCGACTGCGGTCGTCCAGGGCCTTCGGGTCGCCGCAGTTGGCGGGCCGACCTTCCGCGATGAGACCTGGGCGATCGAGCCGCGGTACACCTTCGCGATCGGGAACATCGACCCCTCGACGCAGCCGTCCCCCGAGGTCCGCTGGCGGAGCACCGACGAGACCGAGCAGACCATCACCTGGTCCTTCGGTGCGAGCTCGGCCTCAGCGATGCGCCAGCTCTCCCCGGTGATCGGCCTCTTCTTGGGCCGCGTGAACTTCCGCTCTGCCACGCTGTACGGACGCAACACGCTGGGGACGTGGGTCTCGCTGGCCACCCTCGACACCTCCTACGGCCAGGCGAACCTGACGTACACCCGCTCCGGGAAGATGGTGCTGCCGGGGGCCTCGGGCGCGTCGCGGCACTTCGCGCTGCACGAGCTGGTCGGCGCGCGCTTCGACTTCGACACCTCGGACATCCGACTCATCACACAGAGCAGCGCGGGGAGCTGGCAGTCCGGGACGATGCAGACCCGCATCGTCATCGACGACGTCGACGGCGCTCCGTCGAGTGGATCGGGCGGCGCCATCCTCGCGCGCGACATCACCGTGATCATTCCGGGTGGTGGTGACAGCGCGTACTACCAGTTCAAGCTGGTCATCCCGGCACAGTCCACCGCCGAGGGCTACTTCGAGATCGGCACCGCCGTGCTCGGCCCGGCGTTCCTATTTGCCCACCCCTACGACTACGGGCGGGCCCTCGAGGTGGCTCCCCAGCAGGCTGTCACCGAGAGCCGCCGCGGAGCTCGCCGGGTGACGCGTCGGGGGGCCGCGCGCCGCTCCGTTGACCTGCCCTTCACCTCGGCCATGTACACGAAGCCGATCGCCGGCACGTCGCCGGCAGCGGACTTCATCGCGGATGGAACCGGCGCAGCATGGGGCATTCCGGCCGACCAGCCCGGGTCGCTGCATGGGCTCGTGCACTTCCTCGACGGCGCGGTGACCCCGGCCGTCTACCTACCGTCGCTATCCGCCTCGGGGTCGCAGCAGACCCTTGTACACCCGACCCAGATGCTCTACGGGCGGCTGATGTCCGAGTCGGTCCGGCTCGACCACGTTCACGGTGAGGACCTCGACGGCGACACCTGGCGCGGCTCCGTGCTCCGCATCGAGGAGGAGCTCTGATGGGGCGACGCGTGGAGATTCCCACCGGCGCCCGCGTCGCCTGGCTCGTCGAGGTGTACTTCGGCGGCGTCGCCGTCCGCATGTCCACCGAGGACGTCATCGTCGAGACCGCGGCCGGCGAGGAGCTGCACTTCGCGGGCGTGCTCCCCGAGCTCGATGTCGTCGTGGCACTCTCGGAGATCGGCGGGGTCCAGAGCGCGCCGTCCCTGTCCTTCGAGGCGGTCTGGCCGGTGGCGGTCGCCGAGCTCGTCGAGGACGGCTGGCCGCTGGCCTACTCGCGTGCGCGGGTTTCCCGCTGGGTGGAGGGCACGACCTACGAGTCGCGCCGCGTGGTCGTCGACGGCTACGTCCACAACCCGACCTATGGCGAGGAGGACGAGCCCACCGCGGTGACCATCGAGGCGCCGCCCTGGGAGGCGACGGCCTCGTTGCCCCCGCCTGGCGCGGAGGTCAACGGCTACACCTTTGCGAGCGCGGTCACCTCGCTTGCCCCCGAGCAGCTCGGGCGGGTGTACCCGGTCGTGTTCGGGAGCCCTGGGCAGGTCGCAGCTCGCGTCGACGCCACCGAGCGGCAGGCCGCGACGAAGGCGCGCTGGATCGACCAGCGCTACGTCGCGATGCCTTCGCCCAGCTCCGACTACAGCAACGTTCGGGTGCTGGTCGCGGGGCACCACGTGTCCGCGGAGCGCTGCTACCTCTACAACGCAGACGGCATGGTCTCTCGGGTGTTCCTTCGGAACGGCTTCGACGACCTCGGCCAGCCGATCGCCTTTGTCCCCTGGTTCTACGACGCCGACGTCGACGGGGCCCCGGACGACGACTTCGATGCCGCGTACATGGACTACTACTGCGCGGTCACCGACTTCGACGGCGCGACGACGTCGGCGATGGGCGACGCCAGCCTGACCGTGAACGAGGTGGTGAGCGGCGACAACACACCGGAGCTCTTCGTCGCGTGGGCGGACGATGAGGACCTCAGCCGCGGCGGGCTCGACGGCGATGCAGGGTCGGTCATCGAGTACCTCGTTCGCCGGATGGGGCTGCCGGTCGACGCGGGCATGTTCGCCGCGGCGAAGCAACTACTCTCCGTGTATCGCCTCGACTTCGCGATCGACGAGACCTGCAACGTATGGGACTTCGTGCGGGCTCAGCTCCTGCCCATCCTGCCGGTCTCGCTGGTGACGGGCCCGCTCGGCGTGTACCCGGTGGTCTGGCGATTCGACGCCACCGCTGCCGACGCCGTCGAGCACTTCAACCTCGACCTGCAGACCGACGTCGACCGACTCGGAGGCATCGAGACCGAGACCTCCCAGATGTGCAACGAGGTCACGATCAAGTACGCCCGCTCGGCTCGCAGCGGGTCCAGCTCGGCGACGCTCACCTTCGGCGGCGACCGCTACGACGCCGACCGGGCCGACCGAATTCCCGAGCCGGCCTTCCGGCGATCCCAGCAGCGCCTGCGCGACCTGAGCGGCCAGCCGCTGGTGCTGCACAAGGACCTCGACCTGCCGGTGGTGGGGCGGGACGCCACCGTCACCGCGATCGCCGGTTGGTACGCCGCGGCCTACGGGCTGCCCCTTCGATACCTGCGCCTCGTCGCCGACGAGGCCCGCTGCCAGCACATCTCGGAGGGCGCCATCGTGACCGTCACCGACGCCCGGGTGCATCTCGACCAGGCGGTCTGCATGGTCACGGAGATCGCCTACGGGACCGACGCCCCTCTCGAGCTGCGCCTCGTGATGCTGGGCGCGAAGGAGCGATCTCGTGGCTGACGCGCGCGTCCCTCGCCCCGTCTCAATCCGCATCCGCGACGGCGGCGCCATCATCTCGCGGGAGCTGGTCCTCGTCGAAGGCCAGAACATCACGCTCACCTCAGCGCTGGTCGATGGTCACGTCGAGCTCACGATCGGGGCGTCCGGCGGTGGCGCGGGGACGCCGGCGTCCTCCGTGACCGACGAGACGACCTACGGGATCACGCCCGCGGTCGGGCAGAGCACGAACTACGCGCGAGAGGATCACATCCACGGCACGCCAGCAGCGCCCACAGCGGCGAGCGTGGGGGCGGACGCCGTCGGCACGGCCGCCGCCGGCGACGCCGCTCATGTGGCGGCCGGCGACCCGCACACACAGTACGCGTTGGAGTCGGCGCTCGGCAGCGCCGCGGCCCTCAACGCCTCCACCTCCCCCGCGGCCTCCGGGCTGCTCCAGCTCGACGCCGCCGGGTGGTTCGGCATGTCCGCGGTGCTGGCCTCGTGGCGATATGCGGCATCGTTCGCCAGCTTCGTCAACAATGCGACGTCCGGCTATGGGTTTTCGATCTCGGTAGCCGGCACGAGCACCACGCCATCTACATCAGCCTACTCCCATCGCTACTCAACCACCAACTGCGGCTGGTTTGTGTCGGCACGGCTCGCCAGCCGTACCCAAGGCTTCGCCTATGCCTTGATCTTCAAGCTGCCGTCGTCGATCACGTCTCGTCGGCTTTGGATCGGCCTCGGCTCCACGACCATGAGCGACAGCGACACCGCGGCCGGCGAGTTCGTTGGCACCCGGTGGTCCACCGTGGCGACGGATGCCGGCTTCATGCCGGCTTCGCGCGACGGGACATCGCAGACCATCGGCACCGCCGGTAGTTCCCCGGTGGCCGATGTGCCGTACATGATGCTGATCTCGGGCGCTACCGGCGGCAGCTCGGTGGCGGTCAAGATCATCCGACTCGACACGGGCGCCACGGGGCTGGACGTGTCCATCTCGGCCACGCTGCCGGCGGCCGGCACCGCGTTGGACTGGCTCATCTACAACCACGGGCAGGGCACATCGCGAGCCGTCGAGATGTCGCAGGCGGTGCGCCTGCTTCCCGTCACATAGGAGTCTCCATGTCTCGTCTCAACTACCTCCTCCCGCTCCTCCTCTGGGCCGTCAGCTACAGTGTCGCCTGGGCGCAGGACGGGGCCGCCATCCCGGCCGTCCCCACCGACCTGTCTGGCTACCTCATGGGCATGGGGCCGATCGGAGCGCTGGCCTACGGGGCGTTTTTGATCGGCAAGGTCTCCAAGGAGGGCATCAAGATCAGCGTGGGCGTGGTCCTCGCAGATGAGGACCGCAAGCTCCTTGAGCGCTCCGTGGAGGCCATCGAGCAGCGGGCCTCGCGTCGCCGTGCAGGTGACGCATGAGAATCCCGACCCCTGCCGCCATCGCGGCCGCCTTCGACGCCATGGGCTACCCGATGCCCCTAGGCGTGCACGTCGTCCTTCTCCGGAACGCGCGCGGGAAGGTCGACAAGTTCGACGACATGCTGCTGGTGATGCGCGGCGGCGACGATCTGCTGCACGCCTGTCGGTGCACCACCGACCCCGGGAAGGGGCCGCGCCAGAACCCGAGGAACCCCGCCGGCTGCGCGGTGTGGGCGCCGGGGCAGGTGCTCGACGGGCTAAAGCTCGGCCTCCACCACGGGGAGTACGAGTGCCTGGTGCCCGCCAAGCCCATCCCGGTCGATCGCTACGACTCCCTCACCGATGCGACGCCCACACGGTCGACGTCGAGCACGACGCAGATCCACCGGGCCAGCGCGGTGAGGGAGAGCACTGTGGTGGGCGCGTGGTCCGAGGGGTGCGTGGGGGTGGCGAACCCGGTCGAATTCGATCTCCCTTCGGCGCCGACCTCGGCGGGCACCCTGATGGGGCTCTGTCGGGCGAGCGGACAGAAACGGTTCACGGTCACCCTGATGGAGTGGTCGTGGGTCCGTGTACCGGTACATCCCCGGTACATCGAAGCCCGCCAAACGCACCCGATCGCGTCGCTCCTCGCCGACCACGAATCATAGGAAAGACGGCCTCAGAACTGCATGAGCGAGCATCAACGCCGGCACGTCAGGTGCCCACGTCGTTTCTCATGGCCTGCCGCCAGACCGGCGAACAACCTGCATAATCTGACGGTGCATCGAAAATGGTACGCGCCCGGTACATTCAGGCGCGCCGCAGTTGCGACGGTACGGCCTCGGCCACCGCGAACGCCGGGACCAGCGACACGGCCGCGGTGAGGTGCAGCGCCTGCTCTGGGTCGATGTAGGACGCATCGAGGCCGGGCAGGGCGTGACCGACGAGGTACTCGGTGGCCTCGCGCTTCACGCCGAGCGCGCGCAGGCCCGTCTGGTAGCCAGCGCGGAAGCAGTGATCGGGCCGGCCCTCCCACGCCGCTCGCCGGGCTTCGGTGCGGGTCCAGATGAGCGCCACGTCACGCGACCGGACCAGCCGGTGGTCGTGCGGGCAGGGGACGATCCAGGCGTCGTCCGTCCACTCGGCGATCGATGGCTGCGCCCACTCCGCGAGCAGCGATGGGGCGATGGGCACCACACGCCCGCGCGACTCCTGCGCCGACTTCCCGAGCTCGCCGTCGATGGTGAGGCGGGCGCCCTCGACGTCCGCCCAGCGCAGCCCCATCGCCTGCTGGACGCGCAGGCCGGTGCACCGCATCACCACGAGGAGGCATCGTCGCCACCCGGTCGCGGCGCTGATCGCCATGTCCATCTCCGCCCAGCTCGGCGCCGGCCTCGGACGCGTGGCCGGCTTCCGGGGCAGCTCCATCTTGCGGCAGCGAGGCACGATGCCCTCGTACTCCTCGCGGTCGAAGGCCCACTCCCAGAACAGGTGCAAGGTCTCGATGTGCTTGCGGGCCGTGGTCTCGGTGCGGCGGTGGATGTAGCGGCCGGTAGCCGGTGTCCGCACGTGGTCCCAGTAGGCCTCGATGAGCGCGCGCGACAGGTGCTCCGGGCCGGCGCCGGCGCCCTCGCGCTCCTCGTACCAGTCGAGGAACGGGTCAACCTGCTGCTGCCGGGTGTCGACGGTCCGGCGGGAGAGGCGGCGGTCGATGGCCGCCATCCACTTGAGCGCTATCCCCCGGAGCGAAGGCGTTGCAGCTCTGCTTTCAGGCTGCCAGATTCGGCCGGTGTCCTCGCAGAGCTGCACGGCGCGGAGGAGCTGGCGCGCGGCGGTCTCCGTCGAGCAGGTGCGGCTGTGGGGCGTGCCGTCGGGGTCCTTCCACCGGACGCGGGGGCGTCCTCGGGGGTGATCGATGCTCGCCATCGCGTGAGCTCCTCCAGCCACCGCTCTACCACGGGCAGCGGCTTCCATCGGTAGGTCATGCGCCGCACGCCGGTGCCGACTCCGATCCGGGGCGCCGGAAGTTGGGAGGGCGCACGGTCGGCCATGTCGAGCAGGGTGCGCGCGGGGATGCCGAGGTGCGCGGCGACGGCGTCGGTGGAGAGCCAGGGCGTCATTCCCGCACCCCCTCAAACCGGCGCGCGGCCTCGCAGGCCTCCGCAGCACTCCCGCCGCGCACCACGGCGCCCGCGACCCTGCCGGGGACGTACTGGCGCTGGGCAACCCAGCGAGCGCCCACGGGCACCACGGTCCACCCGGGCGGAGGCGCCGGCGGGGGATCGCGGTCGACGATGAGGCGGATGATCTCAGCGGACATGGAGCACCCAGCCGCAGCACCCGCCGCACAGGAATATGGAGACGAGAAGGGCCACCGCGAGCACGGCGAGCTCGCGCTCGAACAGGCGGAGGACTTCGATCGTGGCGTTACCCACGGGGCACCTCACCCGTGACGATGGCCCGCAGCATGGAGAGCGGTCGGAGGATGGGGTCGCTCTTGTCGCAGTTTTCCTCCAGCTCGGAGAGCAGCTCGCGCGCGAGGTACTGCTCCAGCTCGGTGGACCGGGGCGACTCTGGCTTGTGGGCCTGCGCCGCGAGCAGAGCGCGAATCCGGTCGGCCGGCGTGCCGGTGCTCATCACCCTGGCCAGGTCGAGCTCGTCGTGGGCCCGCTGGCAGAGCAGGGCGTAGTGGCCGCCCTCCTCCTCGACGGTGCGGACGTACGCCAGCAGCGCCTGAATGTCGCCGGTCAAGCTCTCCGTGGTGCCCGAGAAGCGTGGGCCGAGCACGGCCCGTGCGTCAGCCAGATCGCGGCGCGCCTTGTCCCGCTCCTCGATGCGCTGCGAGCACGCCAGCCGGGAGTCTTCGAGGTCGCCAGCCTGCGGCTCGGCCGGAGATGCCTGGCCGGCAGTGCGCGCCTCCCAAAGCTCAGGGAGGCGCCGAATGGTCTCATCGTCCGGCAACTCGCCCTTCCGTACGGAGAAGCCGAGCGCGTCCATTCGCTTGCGGTCGCGGCCGCAGAAGGCGCCCGACGGGGTGTTGATGCAGCCGGGCCAGGTGCAGGCGGTCAGCTTCTGGATGGGGGACATGGGAACCTCAGGAGCGGAGGAGACGAAGGTGGGAGCGGACAGTGTCGCGGCGGTGGTAGGCGTCGGTTCGGGCTCGCTGTCCGACGGCGTCGCGGACGGCGAGCTCGGCGTCGAGGAGGGCGAAGGCATCGGGGCCGGGGTCTCCGTCGCAGTCGACGTTGACGTCGCCGCGGAGCTTGATGCGGCAGCGGCAGGCGCCTCGATGGGTGAAGCAGGTGTGGTCGTTGCCGTCGTCGTCGACGATGGCGGGGACGAGGGTGCGCATGGGGAGGCCTCAGAAGGGGACGCAGTCGTTGCAGGAGCAGGAGGCGGCGTGGGGGCCGGGGTGACGCCGCAGCCATGCCGCACGGATGGCCCGCTGCAGTCGTTGTCCGAAGCGAGCGAGGGCGGCGTGGTGCTGGCCGGCCCGGCGTCGCTTCGCTGCGAGTCGGCGGCGGACTCTGGCGTAGTCGCGGCGGGCTGGCGGCTCGTCGTACCAGACCCATTCGACCCCGCCCCCGGTGAAGCCGTCGCAGCCCCAGCAGTCGATCCGGTTGCAGTCGGGGCAGCGGTCGTCGCAGTCGTCTTCGTCGTCGAACATGGGTCACTCCGGAAACAGGGTCCACAGATGGGGGTCTTCGATGGGCGGTCGCACCACTCGCAGAGCTTGAGCTTTGGACTCCAGGTGTTGCGGTCGGCGCTCATGGGGTCGCCTCGCCACGCGCGATCTCCGCCGCCCGCCGGCGACGGGCGATCGCCACCATCACCCCGGCTGCGGTGCGCGCGTCGGTAACGGCGCGGTGAGCGGGACCGGTCACCTCGACGCCGAAGAACTCCGCCGACACCGAGAGCTTTGGCCACTTCGCGCGCCCGTGCTTGCTGAACCGCTCGGCAGCGCCGGCCGCGGCCATCACGTCCATCGAGGCCAGCATGATGCAGTTCAGCCAGCGGACGTCGACCTCCGGCCATCCGTCCATCTTCTGAAGCATCGCCTCGTCGAACTGGCGGTTGTAGGCGGCTACGAACTTGCACTGGTGCTGCCAGAGCCAGTCGGCGAACTCCCTGGCTACGGTCGCAGGCGACCGGCCGAAGCGCCGCAGCTCCTCGGCGGTGATGTGGTTGATCGCCAGCGCCTGCTCGGCCCGCTCGTCCAGCACGGGCGGAATCACGAGATGGCCGAAGCTGTCGACCTCGCTGCCGTCGGGGTCGAGGATGACCGCGCCCAGCTCGATGACGTGGGACCACGACTGACCGGGGAAGCCGGTGGTCTCGGTGTCGAGGACGCAGACGCGCTGGCCGCGGGGCAGGTCCATCACGCACCCACCGAGCTGCTCAGCTCCACGTCGGCCTGCGTCACCAGGTACACCGCGGGCGCCTCGACGCCGTCCCACTCGCCCGTCCAGGACTGCACGTCGTCCACGAAGACGGGCAACCGGCTGAACGCCGGCCCGAACTTCGCCGCCGCTGCGCGACGCAGGGCGCAGCGGAGGACGGCGTCGGCGTAGATGAGCCGGCCACGGCTCGCCCGCCGCCAGGGCCGACCGTCAACGAGCACCTCCATCTCGCGCGAGGCGCGATTCTCCTTCGGCGGGAACCGGAGCGACACCGGGCCCGTGTCGCCGAAGCAGTCGGCCTGCTTGCGGGCGAGCTCCGTCGGCGCGCGGCGACAGGCGTCGACGAGCACCACCACGCGGGTGGCCTCGGCCGTCGCTGCTTCGAGCGCGGCCTCCGCCTGCTTGACGTCGGCCGCCATGCGCGCCTGGCGCTCGGAAGCACCGCGGGCCGCTGCCGCCTCGTCCAGCACGCTGCGGGCGTGACGTGACTCCTCCGAACTCGGCCGCGCCCAGTCGGGAGCGGTGGGGACTCCGGTCGGCGCGGTCGACTCGGGCGGTACCGTAGGCTCCAGACCGAGAGCGGCGAGAGCATCACGGCGCGCAGCCGCAGCGACCTCGGTGTCGGCGAAGCCTGCGGCCGCCTTCTCGGCGGCCTTGAGGCGCGCGGCCGCCTTCTGCCTCTTTGCCTCGGCTTGCATGGCCTGGTCGATGACGGCGTTCACGGAGCTGCGCTGCAGGGCCAGGCGCTTCGCGGAGTCGCTCACCTTTTCCGCTGCGCCCTGCCACTCCCCACGGTTGCAGGTCGGGCAGTTGCTGCCGCCGTCCACCAGCGCCTTGTGGGCAGCCTCGGCCGCGTCGAGGCCAGCCTTCGCCCGCTCGCCGTTGGTGACGGCAGAGCGCGCCATCTCGTCCGCCTGCTCCGCCTCCGTCTTCGCCGCGCGCAGCTCGGCGACCGCCTTCTGCTGCTCGAGGTCGGGCTTCGGCGCAGGCGGGAGAGCCGCATGCCGCTGCTTCCACGCGTCGTTGGCGATGAGCGCCTCGGCGCGGGCGCGTCGAGCAGCCTCGTAGCGAGCGAGGACGTCGGCGTGCCCGGCCACCTCGCGATCGAACTTCGCCCACTGCTCGTCGACCGTCACGAAGGCCTTCGCGTTCTCGATCTCATCGTCGGTGGGACCGGCCGCGGCTGATGTGTCGCTGGCGGTCCGCAGGGCTTGCAGCCTCCCCGCGGCCCGGTCGCGCTCGGAGTTGCGCTGCGTCTGCAGCTTGAGCGCGGCGTCCGCCGTGTGCGGGTCGCCCGGCATGGACACCTGGCCCGCGCCCTCCATCAGCTCGACGACCACCGCGCCGAGGTCGCCGGCGGGCATGATCTGGGTGAGCAGGTCGCGAAGCGGGCGGCCGAGCTCGGCCTGCAGGAGCGGCACCCAGCCCAGCGGGGCGAGGATGAGCCGCCCGATGTCCGGCTGCAGCCCGATGGCCCCGAGCTTCGCCGCCATCTGGTCGGCCGTCTGCACGGGAGCGGGCTCGACGGCGTCCGACGACTGAAGCGCGCGGGTGCTCCCACCGCGGGAGCGGAGGCGGCGCCAGATGGTGGCGCCCTTCGCGGTGCGGAGGCCGACCTCGAGCTCCTCGGCGCCGTCCCGCACCGCTGAGGTGTCGAGCGACTTGCCGTCGGTCCCGGTCTCCCAGAGCGCGTAGCAGGCCGCCTCGATGAGGGTCGATTTCCCGGCCTGGCTGTGGCCGGTGATGGTGGTGTGGCCAGTGGGGTCGAGCTCCACCACGGCCTGCTCGATGCCGGCGAACCCGGCGAGCGAGAGCGCGGCGATCATCCGAACACCGACCCGGCGTCGGGCAGCTCGCTGTCAGCGGGGGCAGGCCTCGGCGTGGAGGGCAGCGCGCGCGCGACCGGACGGGGGCCGCCGGTCTTCGGTGCGGTCGGCTGCGCGGTCGGCTGCGCGGTCTGCGGCTCGGCCGCGGCCTTCAGCGGGGCGGCGGTCTTCGCGGCGGGGGGCGGCGCCGGCGCCGGGTCGGCGTCCTCGTCGAGCAGGATCATGGCCGCGTCGAGCAGACCGACCAGCTGTGCCGTGGCCCTGCTGCGCGCCTCGTTGCGGACCCCGTTGAACCGCTTGGCGCGCTCGACTCGGTCGTCGGCCTCCTCCTTGTCGACTTGCGCGAGCACCATCTGGA